CTTGGTAAAGTACTTGAAAAAATGACTACCAATGAGATTAGAGCTCTAGCATCTTTACCTCCTATTGATGAACCTACTAACCCAGCTCAGTAATGTTATATTTTATCACTGAAACTTACCTTAAGACTAACACTCCGATAACAGCAAACGTTGATGTAACGGATGTTACCCCATACATAGCAACTCAGGCAGCATTGAGAATACAACCTATCTTAGGCACCACGTTCTACAATCACTTGCTTACTGCTTACAACAATCAGACACTTACACCTGATGAGATTGACCTAGTTGAGTTTATTCAGCCGGTCATTGCATGGAGAAGTGCAGAGGATGCTGTATTTGGATTGACGTATCAGCTAAAAAACAAAGGACTTCAGACTCAGAATGGTGACTACTCTGCAAGCGTATCACGTTCAGAGGTGGCATTTGGTATGGAACACTATGCACAAAAGGCATCATTCTTTGAGCAGCGTTTGATTAGATGGCTCCTAGCTAACCGCAACCTATTCCCTATCTTTATCAGTACCACTAACATGGATACTGACCTACGGCCTATGTTCAATCACTGCTCTTGCATCAATCAATATCAGTTGACTTGCACCGGTATGTGTGGTAACTTCTTAGAGAACGGATACAATAACAGCATCCTTATCTTGTAATGAAAACACAGCTCTCTATACTACTTGCTACCATGCAGGCCAATTGGTTCAAGCTGTTAGCTGTTATATCTACATTCCTAATGCCAATATCAGGGCTATTGTTCCTTGTGGGGTTTGTCATTCTATTGGATACGATAACAGGAGTATGGAAGAGCATTAAGCACAAGGTGCCAATCACAAGCAGAGGGTTGAGTGCAATCATTAGCAAGATGTTGCTGTATGAAGTTACTGTGATTATGTTCTACATGATTGATAAATTCATCCTAAATAATATCATCCTGCAGTTCTTTTCAGTGGAGCTCATGCTCACTAAGATACTTGCACTTATCCTGGTATCAATTGAGGTCATGAGTATTAATGAGAATTACAAAGCAGTGAAAGGATTGGACTTGTGGCAGGCAATGAAGAACTTGTTTGCTAGAGCTAAGGATATTAAAAAAGAGGTCGATGAAATTAGACACAACCAAGATATTACAGGAACGCCTATCTAATAGTCAGTACTTCCACGAAGAGTCTGCTAAGACACAGATATATTTACACCACACCGCAGGCAATGGGAACCCCGTAGCTGTATCACGTTGGTGGAATAGTAACGGAGATAGGATAGCTACCGCATTTGTGGTAGGTGAGAAAGGATTTATTGTGCAGTGCTTCAGCTCTAAGCATTGGGCTTACCATCTAGGCATAGATAGTCAAGACTTTTCTGTTCATGGACTCAAATACCAAAACCTAAACAAGCTATCTGTTGGTATTGAGATATGCAATTGGGGCCCATTAAAGCTCAAGGATGGCAAGTACTACAACTATGTCAAGGGAGTAGTGGACCCGTCAATGGTCACTATCTTAGATAAGCCATACAAGGGGCATGTGCTATGGTATAAATATACGGATGAGCAGATAGAAAGCACCCGCCAATTGGTGGAGTACCTGTGTGATACCTATGACATTCCAAAGACTTACCGGTCTGAGATATTTGCCATAGACAAAGAGGCATTCAAAGGTACTGCAGGGATCTACACCCACAACAGTGTACGCAAAGATAAGAGTGATATCTACCCATGCCCTAGAATGATTAAAATGTTACAGGCATTATGAGATACTTTTTACCCCTATTGATACTATTACTATCCTGCTCAGCTCCAAAGAGAGCACAATGGCATTACAAGAAAGCACTCAAGAACGGCCTGCAAGTAGTCCAGGATAGTGACACCATCCGCATCACTACCATTGACTCATTCCCAATAGTACACAATGACACTATCTTTTGGGAAAAGTTTATTGCGTATCGCGATACGGTAATAAAGTTCAATAATGTGTATGTGCCAAAAACAAGATGGCAAACAAGGATAGAGTACAGGTACAAAACAAAGGTAGAAAAGATACGAGGTAAGACTATCTACAAAACAGCCAAGGCAGAACAGGTAGTCAAGTACAGAACACTATGGTGGCCTGTTATTGTTGCGTTTATTCTAGGTATATTGCTCCGTTTCTTAATCCAAAAGGGGCTACTTGACAGGATAGCTCTGCTGTTTAAGCTATGAGAAAAAGACTATTTTATGACATTGAGACCTCTTTCAATGTCGGAGTATTCTGGAGAACAGGATACAACCTAACCATTAATCCTGGGGATATCATCCATGAACGGGCAATCATTTGCATCTGCTACAAATGGGAGGGTGAGGAGGAGATACACAGCCTAACATGGTCCAAATCACAGAGTGATAAAAAAATGATTGAGGCCTTTGTCAAGGTACTTAATGAAGCTGATGAGATTGTGGCTCATAATGGTGATAGGTTTGACCTCAAATGGATACGCACAAGAGCTTTATTCCATGGCATTGGTGTTATGCCATCCCCAAAGACCATAGACACGCTTAAATGGGCTAAAAGGTACTTTAATTTTAACTCAAACAAACTAGACTACATTGCTAAGCTTCTCAAGGTAGGTGCTAAGATGGAGACAGGAGGGCTTGACCTGTGGAAAGATATAGTTTTTCGCAAGGATCAGGATGCATTAGATAAGATGGTTGACTATTGCAAGATGGATGTGCAGGTACTTGAGGCAGTATTTGAGAAACTTAACAGCTATGCCCTAGTTAACCACAACTATGCAGTGCAACATGGTGGTGATAAGTACGAATGTGCTGAATGTGGTGGTACCAATTACCGGTACAATAAAAAAGTAGTCACTGCTGCAGGAACAGTACACCATTGGATAGTATGTAGAGACTGCAAAAAGCACAACAAAATAAATCACTTGGTGTTCACTAAGTATCAGGAATATCTTTACAGCCGAAAGAAAAATATTTCTTAAGTCAATCCCTTATTCTAATGTGATTATCACATTTTATCCCTTATTTTAAGACATTTTTACCACAATTATACACTTATAATGTGGCTTGCTTATCTTAAATTTGTGGAAAATTAAATTTTTTTGTGCAAAATATATTGCAGATATGAAACTTTTTATATCTTTGTCAGGTATTAACACTTAAAAATTATTTATGAAACAGTTTGAAAGAGCCCTTGACTTTATCAAGACCAACCAAAACAACGCAGAGACCCTTGCTTTATTCTTAGAGCAACTGCTTGTAGAAGCTACTGAGGAAATGACTCAGACAGCACTAGATAACACTGAAGATTTTTTAACCATCCTAAACGCAAACAAATGAAAAAAGAATTATTTGATGTAGTAGCAAGTGTAGCTGTGATCGTGGGTACCATGGCATTAATGTATCACTGTTTAATCTTTATGTTATGCAAGTAAGTATAGAAAACTTTAGAGCATACTTTGACTTCAAAGATGTGCATGGTAGCTGTGAGTTTGAAATCACTAACATTACCGATGAGGATTATGATGTAGAAATGAGTGACTTTATGGTCACTGAAGTAGTAGGAGAGGTGGAGCTTGACTATATCCTCACAGATGTAGAACTTAATCAGCTAAGACAAGAGATAATTTGGTGTATCCAAGAGACTACACTTATTGAAGATATGCAACATCCTGAAGATGACTTTGATGAAGATGCTTGGAGGTATGATGCATAGAGATATATCAGAGATGGCTAGATGGTGGACCAAACAGTCATTTGCAGGAGACAAGGGCGGCTCCTTTAATACCGCCTTATATTTAGAATACTTAAAATGTAAGAACTCATGTATAGATTATTGTACTACTATGAAAACAGGCTCTCAGAGAGCTACGACTTCCCAACCAAAGCACTCTGCCATTGGCAACTTAACAAGTTCAGGGCAGCAGGTACTCACATTTACGGACACTTTGTGATTGAGAAGATATGAGACAGGATAAGATACTAGAAATACTCTACCCCTATATCCCTGCTAAGGTCCTAGGTGACTATCTCGGGTTGACTCCATCCCAGGTATACAACAGGACCAGCAGGATTGGAGTAAAAAAAGACCCAAAGGTTAAGCAACAAATGGCCAAAAGACTGTTTTTGAAAGCAGGCAATCAGACAAGGTTTGAGAAAGGACATGAGCCATTCAATAAGGGCAAAAAATGTCCTAATTTACTCCTGACCAATGCAGCCAAAACTATGTTTAAGCCAGGAAGAAAGCCTCATAATACCAAAGCAGATAATGCTATCACAATCCGTACAGATACAGGAGGTAGAAAGTACTACTACAGTAAGATTAAAGATGGTTTGTGGGTGCTAACTCATAGATTGATTTGGGAGCAGGCCAATGGACCCATCCCTGCAAAGCACATTGTACGGTTTATTGATGGCAACACCATGAACTTAGAGCTCACCAACCTTGAGTGCATACCAATGGCTGAGAATGCCAACCGTAACACACTACACAGGTTCCCTGATGACCTAAAGAAAGTAATCAGACTTAAAGCAAAATTAAACAAACACATAAAAAACAAAACAAATGGCTAGAAATGGAATGAACGATCTACGTGATCACCTCTTTGCAGCACTCGAGAGATTAAATGATGATGAGCTAACACCTGAACAACTTGCTACTGAGGTAGAAAAGGCACAGGCAATATCTAACCTATCCAACTCTGTGATTAACAGTGCTAAGGCTGAGGTTGATTTTATGAAAGCTACCGGCATGATTGCCACAACAAGCAACCTGTTCAAAGGAGTTAATGACCCTAAGAGATTGGAAGCATGAACCAACACAAAATATACAGGGTGCTAAGGCTCCTGCAGTTACTACAGGAAAAGCCCAGGACAGTGATGGGGATGGCTAAGTACCTTGGAACAAGTGAACGCACAGCCTATAGATACATTCAGTTGTTTATAAAGCTAGACCTGCAAGTAAAAAGAGATAAGTTTAATAAATACTTTATAGAGAAAACATGAGAGGAGAAATAGACGAAACAGTATTCAAGCTCACACAGCTACAGAATGAGGACCTGGTGAATATCATCCTGGACTACCAACTGAACACCCCGAGCAGGATAGAAACATCTGCCTACAAGAGGTACTACCTGTACAACTATATGTACAACTACCGGCACATGACATACAGCATGATCGGTAAATTTTTCAACCGAGACCACAGCTCTGTTATTCATGGCATGAAAGAGCACAGGTATTGGTATGGTAAAAAAGATGAGAGGTACATGAAGTATATTCACCCATTGCCTGAGCTAATCAAGCAAAAGCGTGACGATATAAACATCTTTGATGTCAGTATCATGCCAATGTGTGACGAAGAGGCAAGGGTAACAATCACAGGTAACTACCCTCCAAAGTTATTAACAAAATTCACAGATAAAATGACTACATCCGAGATTGTGTCTATATTTGAGGACCATAATTTTTTAAGGGTTAATATGGGGGAGGGGGTCTAGGCTCCCTCTTTTTTGTGACAGTGTGACGATGTGACGATACTCTTATATAGGGGTCTTAAAAAATAGAGCACTAAAATTTTTAGCGTTCTGGAAAATTTATCGTCTTATCGTCACGCTTTAGCTGAAACCCAATACCACACTAGTTTATAGCCGTGACGATAAATAAAAAACATCGTCACAAATTGTCTTTTA